TGTACTCCCTCAATGATGAGGTCGGTTCCAGATTGATACGCTTTGTGGATTCGTGGCTTCAAGTCCCAATTTGCATATGCCATATCAATGGACTCCAAAAAGATGTACGATTACCCAAAGGCCATCATCGGAATTGACCACTTCGGTTGTTGCGGAATAAAGCCCACAAGACTCATTTCTTCTCAATGACTCTTCCCGACACCTATCAATAAAAGAAGCGTCATCCGACAACGCAAGTGCGGTGCATGGATAACGCTCTTCAGTTTCTAGCCTTTTACTCATATCTCTATTTAGGCACTACCCATATCGGAACTCCATTTCGGATTTGATCTGGACAATTTCGTTCCGCATCGTGTAATTGACGATGTTTCCGTAGCTGTCCAACATACCCGCACGAATCGCCTGTGTCAATCCATTGTGGAGCTTGAGCATCAATCCCTTGAACGAATTGGACTTGATGAACTTCTCGACATTCGATTGAGCATCGGTATCTTCCAAATATGCGCTCGATTGGAGAAGCGTATTAACCTGATCCTTGATGTCATTGATATTGAACGAACTACCATCCGCTCCAAACTCATTGAGGAACAGATTGAGGATTAGACGGTCGGTTGTGTAGAAGTCGGGCGATACCGTGTCTGCTTTCTTCTTCGCAATCGCACGGAGTTCGATGATGACATTCCGCATGACCGTGTGGTAGAACCAACGCTCACTGATTCCACCGATCCTGTGGTGCATCTTCGATTCGGTGACCCATGCTTCATCCGCTTCTCCCTTGATAGGAGCGTTCATCCGCCAAGGGGTTCCCGTTGCAGTGACCCTCTCGAATTCGGTGATGTCGAGAAGCGCATTATACTTTCCATTGCTCCATTCATCCTTGGTCAAAGGGAATAGCTCACCGCACCGTGTCCAATCTTGGTACAGGTCATAGTAGTAGCTGTTCGCCCAATCACCCCAAGGAATAGCCTTGATGCTTTCGTGGCAATCCGTCCCTCTGCTGTTCTTGTATGGGGCGGGGATATGATCCCGCAACCCAAACGGAGTACAGGCTTCGGCAACGGGGTCTGTGGTAGGCACGGTCGTTGTCGGAATAGGGGTAGGACAAGAACAATACTTGTGATGAATCACATCGAACAACCGCTTCACTTCCTTGGTAATGGCGGTCTGGAACGCTTCCACCAAATACACCTTCGGATCGAATCCAAGATCATTATAGACTTCGACCATATTGGTAACGACTTCGGCAATCAGTCCAAGGTTGTTTCCCAAGTTTCCAGTATCGGAGGTGAACGAAATACGAATAGGAGCCTGTGGATCGTATGGGGCGGTTTCCCATGCGGTTCCAGTCCACTTGATGTATTCCTGTGAACGGAGACCATACGGAGCAACGGAAATGATGCTTCCTACTGTCGGGATATGGAACTGATAGTATGCGTATGAAGTCATAGTGCTTCCGTTATATGACTTCTGCCATACTTTCTGCACCAACGCATAAGACGAAGGTGGTTGATTGTTGGACGGGAAACCAGAAGGAATCGTTCCACGCAATACATACCACGCATAGGGATTCATTCCACCAAGACCGACTTCATCCGCATACCCTTGGCAATACCAATTGATCTGCGATTGGGTCGGGAACATTTCGGTGATTTCACCAAAGAAGTAATTGACACCACCATCTTGGGAAAGACGGAGTTTCTTGCCAATCAGTTCATTGTAGTTAGCAACCGTGTATGTACCGTCTTGGGTAATCTTCCCTTCGGAATCGGGAATTACCGTGAATTGACTCGCATGAACATCGGGGTACACACCATTCTGAAGAGCAAAGAATCGGTCATACTCATACGGAATCTGCGACATCATTTCTGGTTCGGTCATCCAGTCATTGATGACCATTCCATTGCTTGCGACTGGAATGAACTTCAGGTCGGCACGGATCACATCGGGGTTGTTCTTCGCAATGGAATTGATATGGGAAATCAACACGGGGGTATTGAAATTGACATTCGCATCAAGGAATTCGTAGATAGCCGTTTCAACATCGGTACGGACTTTCTCAATATCGGCAAAGTCACGCACCCACACCTGTCCACCCAATTTGAACTCTTGAACAATCGGGGTGATGTACCGTGGCTTGGTTGTCAATTGTCCACGGGCTTCGAGCATAGCCGTCAATTGAGCTACTGGATGACCCTGTGGGAATTGATCGACCATCGCAATCTGGTCATCGGTGTACGGGGGATTGGTACGATTGAAGAACTCTTCGTAGAGCTTCCGTTCATATTCCCGCATGAGAATGACGGAATCGGCTACAAGGATGTTGAAGTACGCTTGTTCGGAATACTGGTCGTAGTCGAATCCTTCGAGCAAGCCGTTCTCATTGAGAGTCGTTGTCGTTCCATCGGGAACCGTCCCACGGATCAATTGTTTCGGAACATACCGACCATCGCTAGTCCGTTCGTAGAGATGCCCAAGGACGGAATAATAGACATGGTTCGCATACCGCCTGTTTGCCCTGTACCCGCTCTGCTGTACTTCTTCCTGTTCACCCCACGCAATCGCATGACGGACACGGAGAGGGCTTGCTAGGGAGGAAAGAAAGGTGGCATAATCGCCAAGGCCAACCAGACGGTCAAGGGAGTTGTAGATAGCAGGGGCATTGTTCTTGATTGACTCAATACTCTCCATATCCGCACCACCGCCCACATTCGTCCCAAGAAGAACGGTGAGCATTTGGGAGATGTCCAGAAGGTTGGGCATCGTGGCATAGATAGGATTGACGAACTGGATGGCGGTTCCACGGGAACCCACCTCATTGGCGGTCGTTCCCTTGGTAGCCAAATACCTGATTCGGATGACATGATCGCCCTTGGGCATCATCGCAACATACCCATCGCCAAACATGACCTCGACACCACCGCTCTTTGCTGTTCGGATCACGCACACACGGGGGATATTGTCTTCAACAAGGTCTCCATCCTCGTTGTATCGCTTGTCGTAGGTATCACGGTACAGAGTTTCGTGATTTACCAAAGAACGCCTGTCAATCTTGTACAGGGAGCTTTCGTCATACGGGGGATCATCCACATAGGCACTGGAAACCTGTGTGAACCCACTGGAAGGTGTCCAAAGACCCGTCACCTGATTGTAGGCACGGGGGTCATTGTTGCCGAACCAGTCGGAGAATTCGGGATCATTGATCTCGTACCTTTGGAAAATTTGACCAGAAATGGGATTTTCCGTGAAATTGATCGTCACTTCACGGGATTCGCCCTGAATGGCGATGGGGGTGATCTGGTCGGCTTCGGGATAGTCTGCCAATTCGGTCGCATCACGGAGAAGAAGCGTCCCATCGGTCTCTTTGGTTGCGAAAATCAAAGTTTTTGACCATAGAGGATCGGTCGGGCTGTCTTCTGCCTTGAATTTGTAGGTATAGGTCGCATCCAATACGAACGGAATCCCGTTTCTGGTCATTTTGGAGCCGATTGGGAACTGAATCGTCTTGTCGGTATAGGAAGCAACGGGCAATGCCAAATTGCCCCGCAAAACGAATTGTAGCCCCGCTGTGGCGGGTGTTGGTCGCCTGATCGAATACCCAAGGGATCGGGACCCCACGATGACACTGGATCGTAGCTTTGCAGTCTCGAAGAATCCCTCTTCCGCTCTTCGCTCGATGTAGTAGATGATGAATTCAGCGGTTGCGCCAAAGACATCGACTAGGAAGCTAACCAACTTGGAGTCAATCAGCTTTCCGAATCCGCTGTTTCTGAAATGCTCTTCGACCTGTGAAACGATCTTGTCACGATCCACATACGCATAGTTGAGCTTGAGAGGTTGCTTTATCATAAGTCCACCTTATTGGGCCGAAAACTTCTTTCTGTACAAATACTTCTTCTGGTTTTCACGGACATAGTACGGGATGGTGAGCACCACGCTATGCCTCTTCCTGTCAATCGTCATCGTGGCCTTGGTTCGGTCAATCGCCACACGCTTCTCATATCGGGCGATTGATTCGATAACCCTGTCCAGAAGGTTCTCTGCCATAGCCGTGTCGATGTTGTTCCAGAGAATCCGTGGAAGCGGGGAACCATAATTGAGCCTTCTTGGGCGTTCCCCTTCGTTCGTGAATAGAATGTCTGTGATTGAGATGTCAATTGCGTTTCCATTGAGTGCTTCGCTTTCGCACATACTGTCAATGTCAATAGCCCACACATCAATACCGTCTGGCTGTTCGGCACACGATACCAAGAAGTTTTCCAATGGGAATGAACGGACACTGGCAATCAGTTCCTTCCATTCTCCACCAGAGGTTTCCTTGTACCTGAATGCCAATTGACCATATCCATCCATTCCTTCCACGGTACTGGTCGGAATATAGACCAATGCTTTGGGAATTCCACCAATCGAAGACACCACAAATTCAATCGTGGGTGTCTTATCAAGGACATAGATCGTGTCAATCACATATCCTTCGGCAATGGCATCGGAAACGCTGTCGGCTTCGATTGAGCCGATATTGTAATGCGGAATCCCGCCAATGTCCACAACGGGGTACACTGGCTTGGTGAGATTCGTGTAGAAATATCGGTCTCTGAAGGTAATCATCATTCTTATTTATGGATGAGGTTTAGTAAGGAATCGAAGGATTCATTTCGGCAAGCATCCGCTTCAATACCCGTGGCTTGATTGAAGTCTTCACGAATGAGCACGAATTGAAAGGATCGTCTTTTCCAAGTTGCATAGCGGACTTGATAGCCATTACACGGGCATTGATTTCGTTCTCGACCTGTTTTGTCTTTGGAATGAACTTCGCATCACTAGAATATGACGCATCCACATCAATCTCATACCCACGGGAACCACCGGGTTTCAAAAACAACTTCTTCAATACCTTGTCCCGTGCCTCGAATGATTCCTTATCGAAGTCACACACGGTAAACGCACATTTGGCAAACTTGTCGTATTCGGTAAGGACATCATAGACATATGCGCCCTCAAGAACCTCGTTGTATCCTTCAATCAAAAAATTAACGCCTTGGATCGCTTCCAACTTCTTCACGATTGGATCGAACTGTTCGTATAGGGTAGCAAGTGCTCCACCAATAAAAGCCGCAACAATAGCACCCAAGCTCATCTTGCACACATAATTGACGAACAAACCGTAGTCCTTCGTCATGGCGACTTTCTGCTCTTCCGAAATGAATGGAATCATCGCAGTAATCATCCCACGCATCTTCTCATTGAGGATCAATTCAATGAATGCTTGGCAATTGAATAGGATTTCACACCAACTGGAATCCCCGTCATTGGAATCCAATTTGTCTTTGAGGGAGTTAAGGACTTCGCAGAATTGAACAAGCCCGTATTCAATCGGATCAATCAGTTTCCCAATTGCGGGATACGCCTGTTTTTCCAACAAGGTCATCGCACTCTTGAATGCCTTGGCTCCCAATTCGGGGGCAAGAACCGCCAACTGAATGCTTTTGTCGATCAACTCAAATGCCGTCTGAAGCATTATACACGCATAATCTTCAGGCGTTTCGGGTATTTTGGTAATGTAGTCCATACCCTTATTTATGGACTATTTGATACGCAAATACCTCTTCACGGATCGGGTGGCCTTGTCTAGCCATTCCCTTTTCCAAATGACCTGTGATTGAACCATAGGCTTGAAGAGTTCAATTATCGGAGTAGCACTATCGACCAATTCGGCAAGAGTGCTCAATAATTCCGAATCCTCTCTATGCCCAAGAACGACCACATTGAATATGGTATTCTTCTCGATACCGATGAACGACATTCCGATGTCGAGAACCACTTTCTCTTCATCGGAATGTTCGACAATTCCAATGTAAACCATTTTATTGACGGTGGAATGGTTGTGAACCACGATCTTCACAACATTCCCCGTATTCAATCGCCCAAAGTTCATTTACCTTCCTTGATAATCGAATCACGGATCAACATGAGCAATTTTCCAAGGTTGTTCTGTCCTTTGAGCGTGACCACATCAACTCCCCAATAATGGTCTCCCCAATTGTTTCCTTCGTAGATGGGTCTTCCCTTCGTGGCTATGAGAAGTTTTCGATACTTCGGATCATTGAACTTCTGGATGAGCAATTCCCGCATGATCTGATATTTCTTCACATCCCAATCGGAATCCACGGGTTGCTTCTTTGATGCGCCTTTCACCTCGAATGGATTGTGAGTTTGGCAATACTCCTTCCATTTAGGATCGGAGTTCTTCGCAGATTGATATGCGTTCTCGACACAAGAATAAGTAGCACCACCATAAACGATTTCCACTGGTGCAAAGTTGGAAAGAAATCTGTACGCATTGGTAAATTGACGGATCACTTGCCATACCCCGTTGGACGATTGAGAATACACAACCTAGAATCAGTACCATCCGTCACCGAATGAGTAAATGCGAATGGGCATTCCATTTCACAATACCGCATCGGTTGTGGCTTTGGTGCGTCCAAGATTGCGGGAACAAACCCGTCTGGATACCTGTGGCACTTCGGGTTATTCCGAATCAGTGTTTCGATGTTATGATTGACACGCTTGGCAATCGCTTCGGACTTCTTCAGCGCATTGAATTCGGCTTCGGTGAGGATGTATTGCATCACTTCTCCACTGGATTCTTGTTTGGATCATTGGAAGGGCGTGTCCATTTGGTGTCTGGACATACCTGATTGACACCTATGCGCTTCATCACACGGTATGCTCCACACACATAGCACCATTCGATCATTCCACCCGCTATGAGCCAAGTTTTATTATGGCGACATGACTTCACAACGGTAGAAGCGACTGGCATATCTTTCGCCAATCTTCCGTATTTCGGAGCACTCATATTCCAACCTTCGAGAAAAGAGTTTCTAGGTATTGAAGAGTCTTGTTCCTGATCTTCTCGGAGCGGTCTTTGTCTTCATTGACCCATACCGCATCGGACAAACCAACCTTTGTCAATTTCGGAATAGCATCGCATACTCCGACCGAATATCCAACGGCTTGCCAAACAAGTTCACGAACTTCCGCTTTCGTAAAAGTCTTCTCTTCGTTCTTCTTTGGCCTCTTCGTTCTTACCCTGCTTTGGGTCGTATCGGGGTATGAGAATGCAAGAGCCGTTGGTTCTTCGGTTCCGTCTAATTGACGATCTGGAACCTCGACAAGAGGAACCGTTCCCGTACCGTTGCAATAGGAACACGGTAATTCCTTCTTATCTGTCCGCAATGGATAAATGGAAGGAACGGTCATCATAACAACACCACGCCCTTTACAGTTATGGCATTGTGCTTTGATCGTATTCTTCGGGAATAATTCCATTTGTTCGAGCTTCCGTTTCGTCATGGTTATGCCTCGATGATAGGCACATCGAACATGAGAACTTCTGGGTTCTTTTCCTGTCCATACATCGGGATAACTTCTGCGTACTGCTCATACAAGTCACCAAAAACCGATGGATAGTAGAAGTTGAATTCCCGAAGCATCGCCAACGCCAAGGAACGGATTTCCCGTTGGGCGTGTTTGTCACAACGGAGCTTGAAGAATGCTCTCCATTGACGGAAATTGAATGTCACCGCAACACGGGTAGATACCGCATTGGGGAGGATAGCACGGGCATCTTCGGCCTTCTTTCCACCACCGACCATTGCGAAATATCGCTGTACGATGGAATCGAAATGAGCAATCATTTCATCATTGTAGCCATCATTGATGAAAATGATCGTGTCCTTCTTGGTGTAATTGACATACCGTTGTGATTCCTGCGAATAGGAACCGATACGGTGACGAACCAACTGGTGAGAAGAAGCACGGGAGCAAGTGATACGGACACTGATCTTATCATGCTCAATCACACTTTCGTGACCAGACCGAACCACTCCACGGGTGAATGATTCATGCGAACCTTCTTTGGTCTTGTCATGGGACAGATAGCAAGTGCGTCCCATTTCCTCGATCAATTTTACTTGGTACATGGCATACACTTGGTATGACATGACATCCAACGGAATCACTGGAATGATCTGGAACTGTGGATTGATAAGGGTTGCTTTCAATTCACTCATCGGTGGCCTCTTCTAATAGTGGATTTGGTTTCTCTACTATTGGCCTTCCACAACTAGGACAATAGTAGTATTCGTGTGCGTTTAATGAGTTGTCTTCAATCAGGACAAATGCCCGACCGCAACTGGTATCGAAGTATTCGCCATCGAAGTCTTTTGTCCAGTCACATTGACCGACTGCGTTTGGACACGCTTTCTCGATAGCTTCGGCAATTGGAGTAGCAATATCAACAACGCCAAATTCTTCGGTATCCCGAACCTCACATTCCTTAATGACATCAATAAGTTTTTCACGGGTCACAACTCGTTCACACATCGGGCATACCGGGCAATTGCTTGATCTCATCACTGGTCAATCGGATGAGATTTTCTGTCTTGTGATGAACGATTGTGGTGGATGTCGGCATCGACATAACACGAACCGATCCACCTTTCCCCATGTGCTCCCCAACGCAATCAACACGGGTCACGGACAACACCGCATACTTCGGATTGTTGGTCAGGTCTCCAAGGTACAGGGCGAACATGGAACCCATCGGGTTATTGAAGAACAGGCTACCGTCCTTCAATTTGACAAGGGTATTTGGCTTTAGCTTCTGCTTCATATCATTCCTTTGTTGGGTAGATTTCAGACCAAGAGATAACCGTACACTTGACTCGATTATGGAGTTTGAATAGGTACTGTTCCCAAAATTCAATTGTCTCGTTCGTGACATCGTTCCCATCGGTCTTGAATGTCGCAATATGATAAGAGTCCGTGTGAATCATGCGAATGATATGTTCACGATAAAACACACGGAACACTCTTTGACGAAGTTTTGGAACCTCTATCGGAGCATAGCCAAATAACCTTAAAATGAAGTTCATATTCAACCTATCGTCAATTTGGGAATCACATCATCCAAGCGGGATCAATTTCGATCTCGATGGATTCTTCTGGTTCTTCGGTGTGGTATGTCACATCGGGGACATGATTGAAGAATCCGCTATCGTCTTGGTGGACAAAGAAATCCCCCGCATATGTCCTAGCGACAACCCGTTTGTTCGCATCGTCTCCCTGTGGAGCATCGGAGTACGGATTGAATCCGATTGGATCGAATGGAAGGGGGAAGCCCTCAAACATACCAGAAATTTCCTTAATGACCAATCCGACCTTTGGCCTGATCTTATCTTCGAGCTTGTGGATTTCCTCGATAAAGGTCTTTGCCATGATCTGCATTTCTTCTGGCATATGGACAAAATCGGCATCATAGAAACGGAGCATGGTTGTGTACTCACGCTCATTGAACATATCACGCATTCTTCCCCCATCCCATCGGGCAAGCATCATAGAAGTTGTTATACATATACCCATGATCCGTTGCTGTACGCATTTGATGGATTCCATTAACAGAGCACATCGCATCGACAATGCGCTTCTTGAGTTCAATCGGGCTAATGCTGATCGGTAATGGCTGTGGCATACCAATGATGACCATAGTGGTGCGTTCGCCATCCAAGGAACCATAATGGGCGATATTGAGGATATTGACGATCATCTCAATATCACGGACACCAGTGTTCAATTCCGCTTCTTGTTGGATTCCTTCAACGATCTCTTCCTGTGACGGAAGAAACTCGCTCATATCGTCTTTGTCCACCAACTGTTTGGCAACGACTTCGGAGAATGGGACGGGTACTCGTATGAACGGAACACCGCTATGTTTCGTGACATCAATGAACTCGGAGAATGGGAGTTCGACCCGCAAAGGTTGTCCGGGCAAGATGATCCGTGTGGCGGTCGTACCACGGGGGAGGGCAACCGACACCTTCATCATATTGACATTGGCACGGACTTGAACAAGATCGGACTTATCCAATGGAATTCCCAATTCCGAAAACTGGTGGGTCGTTTCGCTATGGGTCAATACGGGGAGTTCTGCAATGGTAATCATTTAATGTTTCCTTTGTTATCTGTAAATATGGGTTCAACTCTATTTTTTGTCAAAAAGAAAACCCCGTATTTTCATACAGGGTCGTAGAATAGAGAACTCGGTGTCAATTACCAAATCTGGCTGTCTTCTGCCATGAACTCTTCAAGGAACTCTCCCTTGTTGAGCATCACCTGTCGAGCACGGTCATCCCAAAATTCGTCAATGTCGAATCCTTTGATGTTCGTGATAGTCAGGTCTTCGGGCAAGCCGACTTCCTTCAACCATCTCCGAATCGGCAAAACGGTCGCATCGTCCTGTACACCTTTTTCATTGGCACGGGCGGTAAAGATGCGGACTTCGTTTCCATCACGAATCGCTTTCTTGACATGATTGACCATCTTCTCAATCGGCTTTCCGATATGGTCGAGACCTCGCCAATGGCGTAGTGTGCAAGGGTTCCGTCTAGGTCACATCCGATAACACCCA